GAGGAACCCCTAAGTATTCCTAAGTAACTAAAGGAAGATTATTTAGGAGTAAGTATAGTTAGGTATTCCTAAGTATTCCTAGGGCAAAATTAATTGTCACACATACAGAGGAAAGAACACAAAATTTCAAGGAGGTAACGAGATGAAGAAAGTCTTGCGTGATTATGAAACAGTCCGTGTCGATGTGCGTAAGTTTGACGGCATTGATGATGACTATGTGTACGGAGAAATCCAGAGGCATATGGAGCTGTCAGGTGTCTTGTGCTATGAAGTTCGCTTGCGTGGTACTGACACGTATATTCTTGTCAGTGACGACAGAGTGCAGAAAGTTGAAGAACATGACAAGCATGACAAGCACTACTTAGAAGCTGTTGTCGAACCTATCAAGGTCATGGAAAAGATGTTTACCAAAGAAGAACTTAAAGGCTTCATCAAAGGTAACATTTTGAAATACCGGTTACGCATGGGACACAAGGACGACATTCAGAAAGAGGTGGACAAGATTCGTGTCTATGAGCATTGGTTAGCAAAACTTGAAAGAGGTGAAGCACTGGCAGATGAGGACTAAAAAACCTTTGTCTATCGTATTCAAACCCTTACGGGATGGCATTGAAGTACCTCAAATCAAGACACAGGGTTCAGCAGGAGCAGACCTTGTTGTCCCTGATGATGTCGTCATTGAGCCGTTCAGTATTCGGGGTAAAGGAACATTAGTCCCCTTGGGATTTTCTTTAGATATTCCTGAAGGGATGCAAGTACATATTATGTTACGGTCAAGTGTTGGCCTGAAGACTCCTCTCCGTTTGTCTAATGGCGTCGGTCTGATTGACTCAGACTACAAAGGAGAAATCTGCTTACTACTTGACAATTTGTCTAAAAACTCAATTCATATCAAAAGTGGTACTCGGATAGCACAATTAGTGCCTTTTTCTACCCTGAAGTGGGGATTTGAATTAATTGTCACACATACAGAGGAAAGAAAACACATTAACCCTATCCAAAACAAAAAACGCAGTGGTGGCTTTGGGTCTACCACAGAAACAAAGGAGACAAAAGCAAATGAAAATTAAAGGTAAAGCATATTGGGCAAAAATTAGAACACCAGAAACATACAACGGCCAGCCTGTAGGCTTCTCGATGCAGGTTTTGATGCCTGACGAAAACTTAGCAAAGATGAAGGCATACTTTGAAGCTAAATGTCAAGAAGAATTTGCAGGCAAGAAGATGTTAGGTGACATCACGATGCCGATTAAAACTACAGACGCAGGTCTGGAAATGGTCAAGGTTAAAACTAAGCATGTGTATAAAGACAAGGCAACAGGGGTAGAAAAATCGAAGGTTATCCCTGTCTACAATGAATACGGCGAACTGATTCCCGAAGACGTTCTTATTGGCAATGGTTCCGACGTAGAAGTTGTCGTCAATCCCAAACTGTACTATGAAAGCACAAAGAAGTGGGGTGTTCGCCTGTACCTTCAGTGCTTGATGGTTACAAATCTCGTTAAGTATTCTAAAGACGGTTCTGACGAACTGACATTTAAGAAGCGAGATACGGATGATGAGACAGAAACCACGCTGGACGACGAGGTAGACTTCTAAGTTGTTCACAGGTGGTTTCCATACACCTGCTAAGACAAAACGAAGTAAGTATGAAGACACACTTACTGCTAACCTTGACAAGAAGAAGAAAGAATATCACTATGAAGAGTTCTCCCTAGAGTACACGGTAAAGCACAAGTACACTCCTGATTTTGTCTTGCCAAACGGCATTATTGTTGAGGCAAAGAATGGGGAAGGCGGCTTTGTCCGTGTGGGTAAAAGAGGAGGATTCTACAGAGGCTCATTGGATAGTGAAGCACGAGGGAAGATGCTGAAGGTAAAACGACAGTACCCAGAACTCGACATCCGCTTTGTCTTCCCTAAAGACTTTAAATTTCAAAGTTTGAAGACAACAGCGAGTAAGTGGTGTGAGAAGAATGGCTTCAAGTACCACATTGGAAACACAATCCCTGAGTCTTGGTTTAAAGAAGAAGGACAAATCAGTCCCAAACTAAAAAAGAAAGGAAAGTGACATGTTTAAATTCAGAGACAGAGAAGAAACACTCTTCTACTCCTTTGTCTATAAAGACCTAGAAGGAAAAACTGTCTCCGAACTGTTGAAGGAAGCACGAAGAAAAGGAGCGTTCTCGCTACCGTTTCACGCTGTAGTTCTCAAAAATGGCGAACTCGACCTCATGCGACCCTTTGAAGCAGTCGGGGGTAGCGAACTTCCTTATAGTGCTTGTGGCGTTTATATCCTTGTGGACGCTGAATCTAAAGACACACTATCGAACTTACAGAAAAAGCGTCTGGATGATTTAGTGAAGATGCTTCACGAGGACTATGCAGACATAGTAGAGGAAGAGTTCAAAGATGAATTACAGCGAACCGATTAAAACACACCTCCCTTGCCCTGACTGCGGTTCTTCTGATGCTTTGACAGAGTATAGCGATGGTCATACCTATTGTTTTTCTTGTCAAACCATTAGAGGAGCTGTAGCACAGGGTTCACATACAACAAACTTGATTCCTCTTACCTCTTTGTCTATCACCCCCTTAAAGCGTCGTGGAATCATGTCGACTACGTGTGAAAAATACCACTATTATACAGGGTATCACAATGGAAAGCCCGTACAGGTCGCATGTTATTTTGACGATGCGGGGGAGCTGATAGGCCAGAAAGTTAGGTATCAAGACAAAACCTTTGAAACACTAGGTAAAATATCTAAGCGTTTCTTTGGTCAAGAGCTTTTTGAGAGCAGAGGAAAGTTAGTTATTACAGAGGGTGAGATTGATTGTCTCACGGTATCACAATTACAGAATAATAAGTATCCAGTTGTGTCTATCCCATGTGGGGTGGCCTCAGCAAAGAAAGTCCTGACACACAACATGGAATGGCTCTCACAGTTTGATGAGGTCATCTTGATGTTTGACATGGACGAAGCCGGTAGAAAAGCTGTTAAAGATTGCGCTGGACTTCTGAAGGGTCTAAAGGTGGCTAATTTGCCCATGAAAGACCCTAACGAGTGTCTACTAGCTAACAAGGGACAGTCAGTTGTCAATGCTATTTGGAACGCTAAGGCATACAAACCAGACGGCATTGTCAATGGTGCTGACTTATGGGAGATGATAGACAGCGAAGAAGACGAAATGAGCTATACATACCCTTGGGATATTCCGCTAAATGACATGACAAAGGGACTCCGCAAGGGGGAACTCGTTGTCGTTACCGCAGGTACAGGGGTAGGCAAGACAACGTTTGTAAGGCAAATCATGTACGACTTGGGGGTCAAGAAAAACCTCAAAGTAGGATGCATGATGCTTGAGGAAAATGTAAAGCGTACCTCTGTGGGACTTATGTCTATACACACGGGTGTACGGTTGCACCTCTCAAGACACGCTATCAGTGAAGAAGAGTATCGGAAGGCATTTGATGAGACACTGGGGACAGGAAACTACGTACTCTACAATCACTTTGGAAGTCTTGAGGGTGACAACTTACTAAACAAGATTCGATATTTAGCTATTTCTGAGGAGTGTGACTTCATTGTTCTCGACCATGTGTCTATCGCTATCTCTGGATTGGAGGGGGACAATGAGCGAAAACTGATTGACTACCTCATGACACAGATGAGAAGCATTGTAGAAGAGACAGGGGTGGGTATGATTGTCATATCACACTTGCGAAGACCTGACAACTCTCAGAAGTCTCATGAAGAAGGTGGTATTACCTCACTGGCACAACTCAGAGGTTCCCACGCTATCTCACAACTTTCAGACATCGTACTGGGGTTGGAAAGGAACCAGCAGGAGTCAAATGAAGAGCTGAGAAACACTACTCGTGTACGTGTCTTAAAAAACCGCTTCACAGGTGAGACTGGCATAGGAGGCTACCTGACATACAACAGAAAAACAGATCGCTTGGAAATAGCAGAGAAGGAAGATGATGATGAAGCAGAATTTTAAAATTCCTGTGTATTCTCATGGTGTCACGCTGAATGAAATCCCTGACAAAATCTCACTGGTCATCAACTTAGGAAAATGTGAATGTCATTGCAGGGGGTGTCACAGTGATTACCTGTGGGATACACATGAGTGCAATGAACTGACATCCGAAGAGCTTTTGTCTCTCATCAAGAGCTACAAGAGTGTTACCAATACGGTACTCTTCATGGGTGGTAATCGTAATCACATGGACTTTGAAGAATTTGCTGAGACTGTACTGAAGCCTCTCCACAACTTAGGTATCAACATTGGTATCTACTTGGGAGCTTGGGATGCTATGGATTTATTCACAGCTTGTAAGTATTGTCGCTGGGTAAAAGTGGGTGCATACAGAGAAGAGCTGGGAGGTCTGGACAATCCCGACACGAACCAGCTGTTCCTCGAAGTACAGAACTATAAATTTCACAAGGGAGACAAATGATGGAAGTAAGTATTTATGTCATTAAAGATTGTATGTATTGCGACACACTTCTTAAAGGACTTCCAAAGGTAGTCAAGAAATTTCCGAACGTAGCCTTTAAGGTAACGTGTGTGACTGAATCAAAAGAATTTGAGCTGTTTCCTACCGTAGTTGTAGGGGATAAAACTTTGTCTCCGTGCATTTATGCGGAGGACATGGAGAAAGAGGTGAGACATGCCGTTACTTAATTTAACAAAAGAACAGATTGAAGAGAAAATTAAATACATTGACCACTACATTCACAGTCAGAACAGTGCAAGTGGTTCCTTGGTGGATGCTAATGCCAATGTAGACACAAAGAATATTGGTATCTTGGAAGCTGAGATGTATAAGCCTGATACCATTCAGGTAAACCGTGCTTTAGTACAGCGGAAACTCACGGAGATGTATGGTGAGAAGTTAGCTGAGAAGTACATTGAGGACATCGAAGAACATAGAATTTATATCCATGATGAAACTTCCTTACGTCCTTACTGTGCGTCTATCACACTTTTCCCCTTCCTACTCCATGGTACGAAACCGCTGGGAGGCACAAGCGAAGCACCAAGGAACATCCATAGTTTCTGTGGTTCCTTTGTCAACCTTGTATATCAGGTGGCTTCTGGATTTGCAGGGGCTATCGCTACGGTAGAGTTCCTTTTGTATTTTGATTATTTTGCAAAGAAGACATGGGGAGATGACTACATTGACTTGCATACAGCGGATGTTAGACAGGCTTTGCAGGGTGTAGTGTATGCCTTGAATCAGCCTGCTTCTGCTCGTGGTAATCAGAGTGTCTTCTGGAATATCTCGGTATTAGACCGTTTCTACTTTGAGCAGCTGTTTGGGGGCTTTAAGTTTCCCGACGGGACACAGCCTGTATACGAAGGTACATTCCGCAAATTGCAGATGTTCTTTATGGAATGGTTTAGACAAGAGCGAGAACGTGCGTTACTCACGTATCCCGTACTGACCGCTTCCCTCTTGGTGGATGCTGAAGGGAAACCGAAAGACAAACATTTTGCATGGGCATGTGCTGAGGAAATGTCTAAGGGCCTGAGCTTCTTTGTCTATGAGAGTGATAGTGTAGACTCTTTGTCTTCCTGCTGTCGCTTGCGTAACGAGTTCACGGACAACACATTCTCCTATACATTGGGTGCAGGTGGGGTGTCTACAGGTTCCGTACAGGTCATCACGATCAATATGAATCGTTATGTACAGACAAAGGAAGAAGCGTTTTCAAAGTTACTTGGACGAGTCCATATGTACCTCTTGGCTCACAGAGCTGTCATCGAGGACTACATTGAAGGTGGCTTGCTTCCTGCTTACTCTACAGGATTTATTAGCTTAGACAAGCAGTTTTGCACCATTGGTATTAATGGGATGCTGGAAGCGTCTGAGTTTGAACGAGGTAAAGCCGACACAACCTTCTTCTCTCAGTATCTCAAGGAAATTTATGATAATAACAAAGAGTGGAAGAAGCTGACAGGTGTTAAGTTTAATACTGAATTTGTACCTGCCGAAAACCTCGGTGTCAAAAACGCAAAGTGGGACAAGGAAGATGGCTTGCAGGTTCCACGGGGATGTTACAACAGCTATTTCTTCCCTGTAGAAGATGACTCCTATAACATTATCGACAAACTGAGACTTCATGGAAAGGAAAATACGCAGTGGCTTGATGGTGGTTCTGCTTGTCATCTCAATTTGGAACAGCTTATGTCTAAGGAACAGGCGTATGAACTGATTTGTATGGCAGGGAAGCTGGGAGTAAATTATTGGACATTTAACGTTCTCATGACATTGTGTAATGACTGTGGTTTTATCAATGTCAATACGGAAAATCACTGTACAAAGTGTGGTTCCAAAGACATTGATTATGCGACACGGGTCATTGGTTATCTCAAACGTATTTCTAGTTTTTCCGAAGCAAGACAGAAGGAAGCTGGGTTGCGTATCTACAATAAGGCAGGTGATAGTGATTAAAATGTTAAAAATTCTGAAGCGAGTGGAGACGTACTGCCACAACAAGCGTGTCATTATGGCGCATAAGATGCTTGTTAAGGCAACGGAAACCTTTACAAAACTCGAACAGGAGTATGCTAAAAAGATTGCGGAGTTAAAACAGTACACAGAATAGGAGTGATTTTGTGTTAATATTCGACATTGAAACAGACGGTTTGCTGGAGGATATGACAAAAATTCACTGTATGTGTATCAAGGACACCAAAGAGAATAAAATGTACAGGTTTAGCCCTGACGAAGTAGAAGCTGGGGTGCGGATGCTTATGAGCGGTGACACAATTTGTGGGCATAACATTATAGCGTTCGACATTCCAGCTATCTCTAAGGTGTTTCCGTGGTTCCATATAGGAAAAGACAAAGTAGTAGACACGTTGGTCTATGCTCGTTTGGTATTCTCTGAGATTAACTACATCGACAACAAACTAACAAGAACAGGTGTCTTACCTTCTCGACTCTATGGCTCACACTCTCTGAAGGCGTATGGCTATCGCTTAGGAGTTCTCAAGGGGACATATGCCAGCGACTATGAAGCAGATGATGTCTGGGCGATCTTCAACGAAGAGATGCTGGACTACAATGAGCAGGACGTAGTTGTCACAGAAGCTCTATACAACAAATGTCGTAAGAAGAAGACAACGGTACAGGCTCTTGATCTGGAGCATAAGGCACAGTGGTTGATGCAGAAGATGGAGAAGAATGGCTTTACCTTTGATATGGATAAGGCTAAAAAGCTTTTGTCTACCCTTCTTGCAGAGCAGGAGAAAGTGTTGTCTAAGTTGGCGGACAAATGCCCAAAGATTCCCGACAAAGTGTTTGTCCCTAAGAGAGACAATGCGAAGATGGGTTATAAGAAGGGCGTTCCCATTCAGAGATACAAGGAGTTCAACCCCAACAGCCGCCAGCAAATCCTGTGGATTCTGAAAGACCACTATGGCTATCCATTCGACAATGACGACATGTGGAACGACAACGGGAACATACAGCTGAACGAAGAGACATTCAAGCTCATTCAGAAAGACCCGAAAGCTTCTGAAGAAGTCAAGGAGTTGGCAGAGCTGTTTTCTACTAACTTACTCCTGACTAAACGGTTAGGACAGCTCAGGGATGGTAAAAATGGTTGGATGAAACTTGTGTCTTCTGATGGTCGCTTACATGGGCGAGTGAATCCCAATGGTGCTATTACAGGTAGAGCGACACACTCACATCCCAACATTGCACAGGTTCCTCATGTTGGTTCTCCATACGGTGCAGAGTGTCGTGAGTTATTCACGGTTCCCGATGGCTGGTTTCAGGCTGGCGTGGATGCCTGTGGTCTGGAACTTAGGTGTCTCTCCCACTACTTATATCCTTTTGACAACGGGGAGTATGCACATGAATGTGTCGAAGGGGACATCCACACGAAGAATCAGATGGCCGCAGGATTGCCAGAGAGAAACATGGCAAAGACGTTTGTGTATGGGTTCCTTTATGGTGCAGGAGACGCAAAGATTGGAGAAATTGTTGGAGGTACAGCGGAGCATGGTGCAGAACTACGGAAGAAGTTCTTAAAGGCAACACCTGCTATCAAGAAGCTCCAGCAAAGTGTCAAAAACCTTTTGTCTACTTACAACGTGGAAATGAGACAAAGGGAATGGAAGACACGTTACCTGAAGGGTCTGGATGGCCGCTTACTTTATACTCGGTCAATCCACAGTGCGCTGAATCTCTTGTTACAGTCAGCAGGAGCTATCGTCTGTAAATACTGGATTGTACGTACAGAGGAACTCTTGCTGAACCTTGGGTTAGACCATGGCAAGGATTTTCAGCTTATGGCATGGGTGCATAGACTTCATTGTGCACATTAAACTAGGTGAACTCGGTGAAACCCCTAAGGGGCAATACCGAACTAAGCCACAGGAGGACATATGCGAGGTAAACCATTGATTTTGAAGAAACTGGATAATGGATGCATTGTCCCTACGTCACACAAATTAAATGCAGATGGTTATTTCAGATACCGCCCCACACGTAATGGTAAGGGTAGATCCCCATTGGTTATGTATCATCGCTATGTTTGGGAACAGACATATGGTAAGATACCAGAAGGGTATGAAATAGACCACATATGCAAAAATAGAGCATGTTGTAATATTGAACACCTTCAAATGCTCGAAGGAAGTGAACATGCTAAGAAAGATAACCACTTGCGTTATAAGAAACGTAAGGATAAAGCTAAAGAATATTGGATGAAAAATCATTGTACAGGTATAGCTTTGTCTAAAGTATTTGGTGTGTCGTTCTCTACCACATGTAAGTGGATTAGAGAGTGGAAAGCGTAGAGACTATCCGTAAGGAGTAGGGGTAGGGGTGTGATTCCCCTGTTACCCGAAGCGCCTAGTAGCATAAACCTCATATGCTAATGATATAGTCCGACACCCTTAGTAATAAGGGAATACAGTAAGGATGAGCAACAGATTGCCTGTCGTACTGAAGGCATTGCTGAAATTGTCATTAAGGAAGCTCAACAGGCTATGAGAGACACACAGCGATATTTCAACTTCAGGTGTCAATTAGATACGGAAGGTAAGATTGGTAAGAACTGGGCAGATTGCCATTAGGAACAGGAGGAAACAATATGAAATTTGAAGATGCAAAAGTAGGTATGGAAGTTGTGGTTACAGGAGAACAGGCTGACAAGTTCCCTGGAGGTGCAGTAATTGTGGAGGTAGACAAAAATGACTTCTCGGTTAGATTGAAAGGGGCATACGGGGTACATTTGTGGTTCTGGGATATTAACTCCCGTGACCCATACCCTGAAACACAAAGAAATGCTTATGATATGGCTGACATTCATTTAAAAGATGATGGATTCAGAAAACTGCCTCCTACGACACATCTTCTTGCAGAATACTTAGGTCTTGACCCTGAAAAAGTGAAGTGCTATGTAGACAAAGAAAACTCCATTATCAAGGTGAAACAGGGTGATGTAGAAGCAAAAGCTAAGAAGGCTCCACAAGACAAATGGGATTTTCGTTTAGGTATGGGGTTGGCTCTTTGTCGCCTGAAGGAAAAGCTGGCTGAACCCCGGAAACCTGCTTTTATGGAACCGTGCCACTATGTATTAAAAGATGGGTTAGTCCATTTCACGACTTTTGGGCTTAGTGAATATTTCATTCAGGATTCTGTTATGTATGCCATGGGTAACGTATTCAAAACACAGAAGGAAGCAGAAGACAATGCTGAAGAAATGCTGAAACGGGCAAATATGATTATTGAGTTTTGCAAGAAACAGGGGTGGTAGCTAGATGAATAAATATCGTGTCCACATTAATTACAATAGAGACTCTACGGTCATTGTGGAAGCTGACTCTATTGAAGAAGCTGAAACGATGGTAGACAAAGACCCCTTTGGTTTTCCGTATGAAACAGATGAAGAGACACAAGAAGTTTATGTAGAGGAGGAATTAGGAAATGCCTAACGTACAACTTCTGTCTATGACAGTTGACCCTTTAACTTTAATTCGTCGCGCCATGGGGGAATGTTACCAGCGTCCCCTTGGTGTAAAGACTGTGCAGAAAGCGATTGAGGCAGGTCATTTGTCTGTCCTCGAACATTGCTATGCGTCTTTTGAAATTACTGTGTCTACGTCGGTATTACTCCAACTTACTCGACATCGACACTTGTCCTTTACGGTACAGAGTTCGAGAGGCTGTGAGCTGAAGACATATCACAAGACGGGTATCGAATATATTGACAAACTGCTGGAGGAACACATGGCAGACTACGCTTATGTCTATCAGGAAGCTGTCAAGAAAGAAGATGCCGCTTACCTGTTGCCGAAGGGTGCTGAGTATACCTTAGTAATCACTGGTAATTTCCGTTCGTGGTATGAATATCTTCCTAAGCGTATGTGCAAGAGAGCGCAACAGGAACACCGACAGTTGGCTATGGAGATTCAGAAACAGTTGGCAAAGGCTTGTCCTGAGATTTTCGATAGAGACTTCATGAAATGTGATATGTGTACAGAAAGGAGTTGTTCGTTTAGCTAATGATGAATTTGATTTTTGATGCCGACATGCTCCTCTTTGTCTCTTTGCTGGAGTGTGAAAAGCCTGTACATTGGGGCAACGACATCTGGACACTTCACTGTGATATGAGGGAAGCCACTACGTACTTCTCTAACTTTGCAAAAGAGCTGTCGGATAAAATCCTTGACCACTATAAGTACAAAGGGGAATACCGATGGTTCATGTGTCTCACAGACAAAGATAATGTCAACTTCAGGAATGAAGAAGTATTCAGAGACTACAAGGGAAACCGAACGAGTAAGCGAAGACCTATCTGCTTCAATCCCATGCGTGAATGGATACGTGAAAACTTTGTCTGCTACATGGAACCTCATTTAGAGGCAGATGATTGTTGTGGACTTCTGACAAAAGAGCTTGAAGGAGATTATGTTCTCGTTAGCGGAGACAAAGACTTTCGGGCTATCGAAGGAAAGTTCTATGATTTTATGCGTAATGAATACTTTGAAACAACAAAGGAAGATGCCCGTCGATGGCATTTGAAGCAGACAATCATGGGTGACACCACAGATAACTATAAAGGTGCTTCTGGGTTTGGTGAGGTAAAGGCAACCCGTCTTCTAGATGAACTTGGTTATACGTGGGATACGGTCTTGAGAGCTTACAAAGGAGATGCCAAGGAAGCTCTGAAGAACGCCCGTCTTGCTTACATCTTACATGAAAAGGGTGATTACGATTGGAAAACAGGATCTATCAGGCTTTGGGAACCCGATTCATAGTACACTATGGGGAAACCGCAGAAAGAGCTTATGAAGTCACTGAGAGGCTGTGGGAACTTAGACACAATAATCCACTATGCGAAAAGTTTGCTGATAAAGATTGTGCATGGATGACAATTAGTGAGCTGAATAAGACAAAGAACATTGCCTACTTCTATACTGAAGACGGTGATTTTGTAGGTGCAGTCGCTTTTGTCTTGAATACAAATTTTGCATGGTGGGCCGATAACTTGAGGGTACTTGAGGAATTATTTGTTGTGTCTATGAATCCTAAGTATGCTGGGTTTGGCAGGATTGCGGCTCAGTTCCTCAAGGACATGGGTGATGCCAATGATTGCGCCTTTGTCTACGCGGGAGCATTTCTTGGTAAAAATAATAGTTATACGAAGGTGGGGTACTCTAAGTCGTACCCTACTTTTGTCTATATGGGAGGGGCTGAAGATGCGTAAAGATGACACATTATCAGATTTGGAACTCATGACTTCCCCTGAACTCGTGGGGTGTCTTAGAGAATATTTTGATGTAGACTACTTCTTAACTACTTCTATTACGGAAGACAAACTGCCTTCATATATGAGAGGTGTCTACGCAGTAATTAATTTATTAGAAAGGGTTGGTGATTAATTTGGGTGGTATTGGTAAAGCAATTAAGAGAGTTGTGTCTGCCCCTTTTGATATTGTGGGTAACGTCCTTGGTTTTGGTAAGACTGCCGATGTATCTGCTCCTAATGTATCGGCGGCACAGGTAGTTCCTAGTACGGCTTCCAATGTTCCAGAATCTCCTGCATTAGGCACAGAGAAGAAGAAAAAGAAGGGCAAAGCTAGTTTGCTTATCAACAGTGACAATTCTCGTTCCTCTGGTAGCTCTAGCTATAGTGGACTGAATATCTAAATGGACATCACAATTCAAGAGTTACAGGAACAGGGAGCAAAGAAGACCTATAACAGACTGAAGAATGACAGACAACCGTATATTCAGCGAGCCGTTGATTGTGCAAAGGTTACGATTCCGTCGTTATTCCCTGAGGAGAACGATGATAAGAGTAAGAATTATGACACACCATATCAGTCTGTAGGCGCACGGGGTATTAACAATCTGGCTTCTAAACTCATACTTGCCTTGATGCCTCCGAACAGTCCGTTTTTCCGATTAGGTATGTCGGACGAAGTTTTGTCGGAATACATGGCGCAGGGACAAGAAGACACAAAAGCTCAGGTAGAACAGGCTCTCATGCAGATTGAGAATAGAATCATGAAGTACATTGAGTCTAACCAGATTCGAGTTACTGTGTTAGAAGCCTTGAAGCAGTGTATTGTTGCTGGCAATGCTCTATTATTCCTTCCACCTGCTGAAGGTGGTATTAAGATGTACCGTCTTAGTAATTATGTCATTCAAAGGGATGGCCTTGGTAACGTCATTCAGATTGTTACATTAGACAAAGTGGCTTATTCGACACTGGACGTTACAGTTCAGAATTTGATTAAGACCGACAAGAAGCCTGAAGACCTCATCGAGGTATACACGCATGTATGTCGGAGTGGCGACCAGTTCTTGGCGTATCAGGAAGTAGAAGACACACCGATTCAGGGGAGCCAGCAGAGTTACCCTGTACTGAAAACTCCTTACTTACCTATTCGCATGGTCAAAATGGATGGTGAGTCTTACGGACGTTCCTTTGTTGAGGAATATCTTGGTGACTTAAAGTCCCTTGAGAACTTGTCTAAAGCAATCTTCAAGCTGTCTACGATTGCGGCTAATATCTACTTCCTTGTCAATCCTAATGGAGTAACACGGGCAAAGAAGCTGGAGAACGCTACTAGTGGCGACTTCATCCCAGGGCGTATCGAAGATATTGGTGTATTACAGCTTGAGAAATACTATGACTTCAACACAGCAAAACAGACGGCAGATGCAATCGAAGCCCGTTTGTCTTATGCATTTCTTTTGTCTTCTGTGGTACAGCGTAATGCTGAACGAGTCACCGCAGAGGAAGTACGCACGGTAGCTGGAGAACTGGAAGACACATTAGGTGGCGTATACTCCATTTTGTCGCAGGAATTACAGTTACCTCTTGTACGTAGAATCATGAACCAGCTCCAGAGCACAGGTGAGGTTCCGAACTTACCTGAAGGAACAGTGGAACCGACAATCACAACTGGTTTGGATGCTTTGGGACGGGGACACGATTTAGAGAAGTATGCTACGGTATTGAGCTTGGTATCTCAGATTCCCAATGCTCAGGCCATGATTAATTGGAATGTCATGCTCCTGAATATGTTTACGGGGGCAGGTGTCGAAACAGAAGGTCTCGTAAAGACACAGCAACAGATTGAAGAAGAGCAACAAATGGCAATGGGACAGGAAATGGCAATGCAAGCTATGTCTCAGCCAGAACAACAAGGAGGTTAATGAATGGAACAGGAAAATGTTCAGGAACAGGTACAGCAGAATAATGTACAGGTAACTGAAAACACAGGGATGGAAGTTAACATTGTCCCTGAAGACACAACAACAACTACAACTACAGAAGCTCCTGAAGAGCAGACTCCTGAGCCTACGGGACAGGATGTAGACGATAATGTACAGCAACGAGCAGATGCACAGGCACAGGCTAATGAAGACCTGAAAAACGACTTGGAATCTAAAGGTGTTGATTGGGCTGACCTTGAGAAAACCTATACAGAGAAAGGTGAACTCACGGCAGAACAGTTACAGAGCCTTGAAAAAGCAGGGTATCCTAAGTCTGTTGTCGATGCATATATCCGCGGTATGGAAGCTGAATATGATCGTCTTGCTCGACACGTAGTAGAAAGTGCAGGTGGTCAGGAAGAGTTTATTAAATTACAGACCTTTGCTTCTCAGCAGAACGCCGACTATAAAAAGATGTGGAACGACACTATGAACAGTGGTAACGTAATGGCGATTCAGACGATGCTCAGAGGTATTAAGGCAGACATGGTACAGACCATGGGTTCTAGCAATCCCACGATTATGGGTGGTAGTGGTGCTGTGTCTACTAATGTTGGTTTTAATTCTAAGCAAGAAATGGTAGCGGCTATGGCTGACCCTCGATATGGGAAAGACAAGTCGTATACCCGTGAAATTGAACAGAAAGTTATTAATTCTAAATTATTTTAAAGGAGATTGATAAATTATGGCATTAACAAACATTTCCCAGCCGGGTCTTAATCAGGGTCAGACAGACGCATTAGCAGGTTTTCTTAAAGTATTTTCGGGTGAAGTTGTTTCCGCATTTGAACGTTCTGCCTTGGCGATCAACAATCATTTGATGCGTACCATTTCCTCTGGTAAGTCCGCTTCCTTCCCTGTAATGGGTCGGGCAAAAGCCGCTTACTTGGGTGCTGGTCAGTCCTTGGATGAAATTCGTGAAGCTATTCCGCATAACGAAAAGATTATTGGCATTGACGGCTTACTGACTTCTGACCAGATGGTAACAGACATCTACGAAGCTATGTCTCACTTTGATGTCCGTAACGAATACTCTAAGCAGATGGGTGAAGCTTTGGCTGTGTCTGCTGACGGTGCTATCCTTGCTGAAATCGCTAAACTGGCTGTTGAACAGAAGGAAAATATTACGGGCCTTGGCAAAGGTGTCATCTTAGACAAAAAGCTTGGTGCTTCTGATATGGGTATCACTGAAGCAGAAGGCAAGATGATTGTTCAGATGCTTCTCGAACTGAAAGCTAAATTCTCTAACCAGTATGTACCTGCTACGGAACGTTATGTCTACATGAAGCCTGACGGTGTGGCCGCTCTGGTAGCTTCTTGGAACGCTATCAACCGCGACTTCGGTGCTGTTGGTACTTTGACTGACGGTAACATTACTAAGATTGCTGGCTTCAATATCATCGAAGTTCCTCACCTTACGGATGGTGGGGCAGATGGTACTCACGTATTGCGTTCTGGCACAGCTCACGACTTCCCGGCTCTCTATAAAGACAAATGTGTCTTTGTTGCCGCTCATCATACGGCTGTGGGTACGGTTAAGTTGAAAGACCTTGCAGTAGAAACTGGTCGTCGTATCGAATATCAGGCAACTCAGCTTGTCGCTAAATATTCCATGGGCCATGGTGGTCTCCGTCCTGAAGCTACGGCAATCGGTTGTATTTCTGCTAGTGAATGATAGGTGATTTGTTGAGGGGGTTCTTAGGAACTCCCTCTTATTTTTATTATTATGGAGGCTTACAATGATTATTACACCTTTGACTGAACTAGATGCCGTCAACGAAATTCTGACCTCTATTGGTTCCGACGGTGTTGTCACTTTGGAGGAGATTGAGCAAAACATTGACGCTTCTGTAGCAGACAAAATGTTGAAAGCTGTAAGTCAGGAAATACAGCAAGAAGGTTGGGACTTCAATACAATTCCTACACTTACATTGAGTCCTGACGTAAACACAGGGCGTATAAAATGGGACACCTCACTGTTGAGAGTACCGAATACTTATAGGAACCGTGGGGGTTTCTTTTTCAATGTGTCTGATTATACGGATAAGTTCACGGGAAATCTTGTGCTTACTAATGTAGTACAAGAACTACCCTTTGAAGAACTACCAGCTGTCTTTCGTAAATATGTAACCGTAAGGGCTTCTTTGTCTTTCGCTACTCGTTTTCTAGGAGACGCAGAGTTAGAGCAGTCCCTTAATACAGAGCTTGCTAAAGCATACGCAGATGTTATGACCTACGAGTTAGACACACAGAAACCGAATGTCTTCAATAATACGTCTGTAACTGAGGTGGGAACACGATGAGTAACGTAACACAGAGAATTGATAATTTTGTCGGTGGAGTATCCCAGCAGTCACCTCGCTTACGACACGCCGCACAGCTAGAGGAGCAGATTAACGGCTACAGTACAGAAGCAGGAGGACTTCAGAAAAGACCCCCGACTATAAACCATGGAAAATTATTTACGGCTGAAGGTGTTCCGTACTATGTACATTTAATTAATCGTGATGAGACAGAAAGATACATCATGCTTATCTCTTCAGGAAAAATTCGTGTCTTTACTCTGGATGGTGTAGAGAAACAAGTGGAGATGCAGGATGCAAATTATATAGACAATCTCACAAAGCCATACACTCAACTTAGAGTTGTCACTGTTGCTGACTATACCTTTGTCTTAAATAAAACGGTCAAAGCTAGGATGTCTGGAAATAAGACAGAAGACACAATGGCCTCACAGGGGTGTCTCCTTAATGTCAAACAGGGGCAGTATGGTAGAAAGTACCGCGTGTGGCTAAATGGGGAGGATGAAGTCGGTTACGAAACTCCTGATGGGGGAGAGGCAAGGCACGTGAAGGAGATCACAACAGACTATATTTGTGAAACACTCACCGCGCGGCTTCGCGATAAGGGGTGGACAGTAGACCTAGGTAGTTCATGGTTGAGAGTTCATGGAAACATTACGAGTGTAAGAACGCAAGACGGTCTTAACAATCTTGGTTTAGTAGGTATTACTACCTACATCGACAAATTCACTAACTTGCCTGCTTCAGCTCCAGACGGCTATACCGTAGCGGTTCGTGGGGAATCTAATGCGGATGACGACTACTATGTCAAATACTCTGCTTCTGAGAATCTCTGGAAGGAAACCGTAAAGACTGGAATTGACAACACCATAGATAACACAACAATGCCACACGCCTTGATACGTAAGGCAGATGGTACATTTGTCTTCAAGCCCCTCGAATGGGAACCCCGTAAGACAGGGGATGAGGATTCAAATGAAGTACCTTCTTTTATCAACAATACCATTAATGACTTGTTTTTCTATCGGAACCGTCTAGGATTTTTGTCTGGAGAGAATATCATTTTGTCTTCTTCCTCTGACTTATTCAATTTCTGGATGGATAGTGTAGTCGATGTGCAGGATGATGACCCCATAGACACTAATGCACCAAACAATAAAGTATCCATTTTGTATAACGCTATTCCCTTCTCAGGTTCACTGTACATATTCTCAGGGCAGACACAGTTTGCTCTGACTTCAGATGGTACTTTGTCTCCTAAGAACGCTCGATTAGACAACATTACTGAGTTCACTTCAGACACAGATGTAGTCCCTGTTGGCGCAGGTAACTCTGTGTACTTTGTCTCTAAGAGGGCAGATTTTGCGTCTGTAAATGAGTATCGAGTAGCACAATACTATACCGACACCAAAGATGCCGAAGATGTGACAGCGCATATTCCTTATTATATCCCCAATGATGTGTACAAAATGACAGGTAGCTCCAATGACAATTTGCTTTTATCACTGACTACAGCGGAACCCAATGCCATATATGTCTATAAGTATCTTTACTTGAATGGGAATCGGGTGCAAAGTGCATGGTCTAAATGGAAATTCGCAGGTGAAATCTTAGGGGCTGACTTCATAGGCTCTACCTTGTATATGGCAGTAAAGTATGCGAATAATGACGTATACTTGGAATCTATCACAATGAGCTATAATACAGAGGACTACAGAGAAACTGAGCAGTTCAGAGTAATGCTTGACAGAAAGACAGAAGTAACACTGACGACAGATAACTGTGAAGACAAACAGGATGGTTATTTGTACCTGAATGTTGATAAGGTCTTCAAGGGTTTGTCTGGTATTGTTCAGTGTGTTACAGAGGATGGTCTTCTATTTGAGTCAGACACAACGACACTAAAGTTGTTGAAAGATGATAGTGTAGACTTTGGTCATAAGGTTATCGTGGGTATTCCCTACACCTTTGAAATGACTTTGTCTACTATCTACCTGAAGGAGAAAGACCAGCAAGGCTCTACAGTATCTTCACCTGATTATCGCTTGATGCTCCGTACAGTATTCTTTGACTATGCAGAGTCAGGATACATGAAAGTAATCGTGAATGATAAATACCAGTATATTTTGACAAACAAACGTGCTTCTTTGTATAAACTGGGTACATCTGGGTTTGGAACAGGGACATTTAAGGTTCCTGTACGAAAACGCAATGTAGACACAGTTATTAAGGTAATCAATGACACTCCGCTTCCTTTGTCTCTCATTGGAGGTGGGTATGAAGCTAATTACACAGCTCGATTCAAGAATGTTTAATAGGAGGTGATTCTATGGGTTTTGCTTCAACTGCTATGGGAGCGACACAGCTAGGTTTAAATCTAGTTGGGAACTATATGTCTTGGAAAGACCAAAGAGAAAATGCAAAAGCACAAGCGAGGGCCTTGTCTCAGCGAGCACATGCAGTAGGCAAGAACTTAGCGTATACTTTCCAAAATTATGAATTACAGCGTGTGGATGCTTTTGATTCTGCTGTGAATAGTCTTATGAAGGTACAGACAAACGCTCTCGGTCTGGAATCTTCTGTACGCGCGGCTATCAATGAAGAAACGGGTGGTGATTCCCGTACTGGTAGAGCTTTGCAGAGAGCGGCTCATGCGGATACCTTGAGAACTCTGTCAGGTATCAAAGATGTCTATGAACGACAGTCAGATGAAATCAGTCTCAACAAAGAGATGGCTAAACGTTCGGCTATGGATGAGATTGCGAACATTAAGGCTCAGGCCCCGCAGATGCCAAGTTATTTGTCTTTGCTGGGTAATATTGCAGGGGGTACACTGAACGTATATAACTCCTATCAGAACGCATTGAACTCTGCTCAGTCACAGGGGATGGGATTAGATACGTGGTGGAGAGCACAGAATAGATACGACACAAATCCCTATGCATATCGTAACAACTACCAGTATCACTTTAATCTTCCTACGTATACAAATACATTCCCTATGACATGGACATATCCGAAAGGAGGGTGGTAAATGTCCACAACACAAACCAGTAATGCGATAGGGACTGCTAGGCAGTTCACACAACAGCCCCCACAGACTTATCAACGTCAGCTTATCCTCCCTCGCTTTGGGGATAACGTCGGGGCTTCTGAAACAACACAGGGTGCGGCTTTAGCCCGTTCCCTTGGTGTTCTCAGTGCGGCTGTGGAGCAGTATCAAGTAGATTATGATAAGCGACAAAGAGAGATTGCAGACAAAGTTGTCCCTATTCTTTACGGTCAGAACGATCATAATACTCGGCTTACGATGAATAGTATTGCCATGCTTCAACAGGCAGGTATTGGTGATTTGCAAGATAACCCTTATGCCCTTGCCATGGTAGACCAGTTGAGAGGGCAGGAAATCTCGTCAGAAGTCCACAAGAAGTACGAGGCATATGTGTCTCAGATGAAACTTCCCGAAAATTTAGGGAAGGAAATTCAGAACTACGATGACTTCTTCAATGAGAACGTTCAGAAATATCTGGACAATATCACGGTAAACAATAAGTATGCTCTGAACAATGGCTTGTATGAATCCCGTGTTGTGAATACGGGTAAGGTAGCCAGTAAGTTCATTGCAGAAAAGACAGAAGAAATGTCTATTAATCGTTCAGAATCTATCGCCTCTTTTGTCTCGGAGAACACACGCAATCGCTGGAACTGGACAGATGAGGATAGAGAGAACTTTGCAAATCAATTAGGAAACATGCTTACCACGACACAGGAGCGTGACCCGACAAAGAACTATCAGATTCTCCAGAATATGCTGAAGACGGTAGCTATGAACACAGGGGACTACTCACTGATTCAGAAAATTGGGGAGACACCGCTGTATGGTGGAGCAACGAAGGTCAGTGACTACATCAACGTAGAACAATTTAAAGATGTTGCCAATGAATCCAATAGGACACACTGGATGCAGAGGACACGAGATGTCTATGATAAGATGTCAACGGCGAAAGACAAAAAGTCTCTATTCGCTATTGTAGATGGCCTTGAGAATCCCGAAGACAAACAGATTGCCGCTGACTTTGTGTCTGGACGCTTGTCTGCTATTGAGGCTGAACAAAGAGCGCAGAGGAACATTGAGAGAGCCGCCGCCGCAAGCGCAACAAAAGCTCAGGTAGGCAATATGAATATGAAGGCACAGATTGAAGCTGTCATGAATGGACAGACACAGGATGCTATGGGCAACGGTATTGCCACTTCTTCTGAACAGTATAAGGCTTTAGGTTTCAATGAGACACAGATGTTACTGGCAGTAGATGAAGCAATCGGAACATTGAATTATGACAATCCGAACGATATGGCAAAGCTTATGCGTCTTGCTTATCATCCTGCCTTCCACAATGCCTTTTCTCGCTCGACTAATCTCAACGCTACGGCAGGTATAAATAGCTTGACCGTCAATGGCGAGATGTCTCCTATGCTTCAGCGTGTAGTTGACCTATACAAACGTTCTCCTGAGCTTTGTAACTCCCTTTTGTCTGAAGACACCTTAAAGGCTTCTATTGCTTGTATTGCCAATGAGGGTGTAGACAAATTCATGGGTGTTCGCAATATCTTAGGTAATTCTGAGCAGTTGAAGCAGGTAGACGCCGACTTAGCTCCTTATATAGAAGACACTTTGTCTGGTTCTTCCTTGCCTCCTCTGGCTGGCGGTGATACTTACGAAGGCTTCTCTTATGCAAATCCTAACTCAGGTGACTTACGGGAGCTGTTTAGAAGTCATGCTCGTGTCTTTCGGGCTATGGGCATGTCTGCGAATGATGCTTGCGATAATGCGAAGTATAAGATTGCTAGTGAGTATTACGTATTCAATGGTGCTCCGATTCCTAAGAGTGCTGTCAATTTAGTAAACATTGGTGGTACGGACGAAGACACATCTCGTTCTGCCTTCTATTGGGTACTGGCTACTCGTATGAAAGATTACTGTGGTGGCACAGTGAATCCCGATGACGTACAAGTCAGTTTTGTAGCAGGTAATGCAAATGGTAGTTCTATGGTGACATTTTTGTCTTCTCGTGGTTATCAACAGGTAGCTCTCAGCGATATTGTGTCTGAAGCAAAGGCGAACTTAGAGCAGTCTGGCAATCAGACATACGACCCGCCTGCGGAAGAAACGAGTAGTAAAGAAGAAGACACACCAACATATAAGTACACAGAAACTTCTCAGTACGTAGACCCAGGGGATTCCTCTTGGCAGAGTTCTGTTGGTGATTATATTCGCAGGGCGTTTGGTTAGAAAGGAGGTGTCTTAAATAGGCAGAAAAGAGACAATAGCACAGTTTATGTATAACATAGGCAACAAAGAGTCTGGCATGGACTACACGCTACCTAATTCAAGTGGTTCAGGTGCTTCAGGTGCATATCAGTTCATGCAGGGTACTTGGGATGCCTATGCCGCAAAAGTAGCTCCTGAGTATGTTGGGGTGGCTCCGATGAACGCTCCTGCTGAGGTTCAGGATGCCGTCATGTATGAAAAGACCTCTGAGATGTACGACCGCTATGGGGGTAATATTCAGTTGATGGCTCTGGAACACTATGGAGGTATGGGGGCAGCTGATGAAGCTATGAGAACGGGACACATACCAGAAAATGCTGAATGGAGCAATGGGGACGAGTACCCTTCACAGGCTTCCTATGCAAGAGAAATTGCTGAAAGTATGGGTCAGGCAGTACCTACGTTTGGAGGTATGGCTAATGCTGTAGCAAATAGTGGAGTACACACTACAGGAAATCCTGCCTTTAATGTCATTCTTGATGAAACTCCTCTGGAAATCGCTAGGATGAATAACAGACCATTCTTGGAAAAGCTGGAAGACTCATTCAAGAATATGTGGTATGAAAATGGTACGATTGCGGCTATGCGTGTCGGGCTGGCTAAGATGAACTCTAACCCCTACTACAGCACATGGAAGGCTACAGACGAAGACATAAAGCTACTTGATGAAGTCTTAGGGGACAACAAGGTAGCAAAGGATTCCGTACTGTTAAATGCTGAAAATCCTGAGCAGTTCAAGGCTCTTCTGAAGATGAAGAAAGAAGACATAGAGCGAGAGAAGAGGGCAGAACAAACTAACTTTGGTCTTCACTCGGTTATTGGTGGAGCCTTGGGGATGCTATTAGACCCTATTAATCTCATCCCGTTTGTTGGTGAAGAAGCCTTTTTAGTAAAGGTAGGTGCGCGACTGGGGTCTAAAGCTCTTGTGTCTTTAGGTGCTAAACGTATCATGAAGATTGCTGAGTCCGCCGCTGTACAAGGGGCTTTGAATATGGCCGACAGTGGACTGGCAGAACGCTATGGAATCCATGAGGCCAACTACGCAGTAGCAGGTGTCTTAGGTACAGCAGGTGGGGCGGGTGTCCGCTTCCTCCGTACCATGAGGGAACTGAAGGTTCCTATGAATGGTGAACATATGCAACGGTTCCTTTATCAATCCGAAAGGATGCAGGATCAGGCCGTGCAGGGTGCTTTGGATATTGCAGACAAAAGAGCGATGCAGACACATAGCCTCTTAAACACTACGGAGGCTTCCATAGAGAAACAGCTCGATGACTTCTTAGGTGGAACTCCTACTTTGTCTAAAAAGGAAAGTAAGGCTTTAGGTAAATCCCTTGGCAAACTGCTTCCTGAAGAAGATGTAGAGAAAGTAGTAGGGAAGAAGGCCTCGAAGCTCCTGAGAGATGCAGGGTTATCTGGAGACGCTACAGTCACCGACCTCTTGCAAAAAGCAGGAAGTATTCCTTCTTTAGGTGCTAAGGTACGCAAGGCCGTTGAAAAGTATCGAAAGACTCCAATGTCTGATAGCACATGGAACGCTTACCTCACTAGCAAGGGAGCAAACCCTGAAGCAGGTGTAAATCGTGTGAAACTGGCAGAAGAAGCCTTGCAGGATGATAAGAAGGCCAGTGCCTTGCAGGATTGGATTAAGAAGACAAAGGGTGAAGATGTTCCTATTGATGACTTACGAGTTGGACTGAAACAAATCTTGTATCGTGAGTCTGGCGTAGGGTATACGAAAAATGAAGATGCCCTTATTATCAATGGTACAGTTGTCAGAGAGAATAGCCCTGTATATGACGCCATTGTACATCCTGAAATCTATGACCCTGTAAGTGTTCCTATGTCCATGCCTCGTACAGAAGAGCGTGTTGTCTCAGAACGCTACGTAACACCTAAGAAAGACAAACAGCCTACAGTGTCTAAGGCCGAACAGGAAGCTTTTACTAGTGATGTCGAGATGGGTTCAAAGACACTGAGAGAAGTAGAAGACGAAAATCAACGAGGATTCAAGAGCCGTGTCATGAAATATATTGGCCGTAAAATGGAAGACTCTAAGTACCTTGGTGATACCTACGGTCACTTTACCAACTCTGTGTCTAACCATCTGAGAGACTTTGGCCGTAAGATGCTTGGCGACCCTAGACAAAGTGCAGAGCGTCATGCTCAAGGTATTTCTTTGGACTTCTCTACTCGCAAGAGTGTTATGCAGAGACAGCTTAAAGAATACATTGGGGGCATGAGGCAGTGCTACAGAGACTACTTTGCTCAACATGCAGGTATGCCCTCTAAAGTACGTAGACAGTTTGGCAGGGAGTTCCTTCAGGCTTATGACCAGAAAGTGAAGTATGGTAGAAGCATTGAGGGTTTCCCGAAGGAGATTCAGGAAGCTGTTAGACAAGCTGAGAATTTCCGTAAGATGGAGCAGGAGTTCTTGCGTAGAACAGGAGCTTTGACAAAGGATATTCCTGACACTGGCTTCTATCGCAGAGCTGATGTAGACAAAGTAGCTGAGTTCCTTACGAACTTTGACTCTGAACAGGATGCCATTGATTGGCTTGCTAACTATGCCAGCAAGAACGCTGATAGAGATGCCTTGGAACGGATGCGTGTTATTGAAGAGCCTGACATGGAACTCAGTGAGTACGTAGACAGAGAAGCTCGTAATTGGGCCTTTGGTATCATTGACCGTAATTTGTCTAATGCAAAGGTTACTATGCGTGACCTGAATCACATGGACAAGCTAGAGCAGTATCAAAGACGGTTCCCCATGGACACTTCTGCACTGTCTGACAAAACAATGCCCAACGGGGAATACTTCTCCTTTGATGAGTGTTTGAGAGACTACGATGTCTTCTCCACAATGGAACAAGTGGCAAATCGCAGTTCGGCTAAGGCTACCATGGCTTCCCTTGGTGTCAAGGATATGGGAGCGTTCTTTGATGGCTACAGAGACAAAATAGAACGAGAACTCCGTAAGGCTAATGAGACACGTAGGCTGATTAAACATAGCACTGTGTCTGATTCACTGGAAGAGTTCGACTATGTTGTCTCACAGCTTACTGGGTATCGCTACGGCACGAAACGCTCTCAAGACCCTATGAATGGTGTCGTTCGCTTGCTAACTAAGATGTCCTATGCAATGAATGGTTCCAATATGGGTCTGAATCAGATAGGCGAAAACTTTGGGATGATGTCGGTTACTGGTATGAGAGCTATTGGCAACATGATTCCTGGGTTAGACAAAATTCTCCATGGGATGCGTACTACTACGTTGTCTCATGATGAGCTGAAGAAACTCAGGATTGCCGCTGACTACTCACAGTATAACTTCTTGAATCCTATGGATTTGTCAACACCTAAGTATGACCGTATTGGCCTCCGTGCAAAGGTCATGGGTAAGCTGAATACGGCTGTAGATTATGCTTCTGACATTACCTCTATGCTAAACCAGTTGAGCGCATGGACAGAAAGAGCAGTTAGTATGGGTGAAGCGGATGTTATGTCTGACCTTATTGACTGGGCTGTATTGGGGCGCAGAGGACACCTGTTCAACGAAAACGCCTTTAAGAATGTAGGAGTAAGAGACACAGGGAAGTTCAAGGACACCATTAACAAATACTTTGGAAACCTTGACCATAACGATCCCAATGCCGTATTCAAGGCTATTCAGAAGATGCAGGAGGAAGACTACACCTCTTATGTCTCCATGAGGGCCTTTACAGCACAGGCGGTTCAGCGAGGTATTATTCAGCCTAACTTGTCTAATGCTAACTACTTCACGAAGACAGGGCTGTTCCCGATGCTCCTTCAGTTCAAGAACTTCTCCCGTATGGCTATTAACAGTCACCTTGCGAGAGCCTTGGAACGTCCAGACAAAGAAGCAATGACACAGCTGTTAAGTTCTGCTGTTGCTGGTGCTGGCATTTGGGCCTTGCGTACTCAGGTGTATGCGAACTGGAAATACAAAGATGAAGCTGAACGTAAGAAGTTCCTTGACGACACACTGACCCCTGACAACTTTGCTCGTGCTGGTATCACTAGGTCTTCTCTGTTGGCTGGGCTATCCTTTGGGAATGACCTGTACGAAGCTGTGTCTGGTGCGCCTACGGTACGTACTACTGTAAATCGACAAGGTGGTTCTTCGCAGGGGCTTGGAAGTTACATAGATCAGCTTCCTGCTGTGGCCGCTTTGAATACCGTGAAAGACGGTGTCGGTAGTGCATGGAGTGCCTTAAATGACCTTGTAGTAGATAATCGAGTATATCAGGATGACAGCAAGACGATTGCGAATATGTTCCCTCTGGATAAGTTTGCAGGAACTCAAGCCGTTTTGTCTGGTTTGCTTGATATGCACAAGGGACAAATTAGTCAGGATAGCTTCTCGAAACGTCCTGAGACAAAACCTTCTCGCAATCCAATTCAGATGCTTCAGAAGGTAGTGACAGGGACGAATGATGTAGAGGAGGCACAGAAGAAACAGAAAGAGACACAGAAGTCTCGTAGTAAGAGTAAGAAGCAGGAACAACGTAAGTATTTGAATATGAATGGAGGTAAATGGTGAATATTCAAAACTTGAAAGCGAGCGTTTCCTTTGTGGGAGATGGCTCTACAAATAGATTTTACTTTGGGTTCGACTATATCAATAAGCAGTTCGTGAAGGTACAAGTGGGGGCTGATACTCCTCCCCTCACTTACCTTACTGACTATACTGTGGATGACCGTAGCGTTACCCTAACGGATACTCCTGCCGTGGGAGTAGCTATCAGGGTATACCGTGAGACTCCTTCGGACAGGATTGTTGAGTGGACAGATGGGGCTTTTATTAAGGCGTCTCAGATGACACTGGAGAATTTACAGCAGTTACACCTTATTGAAGAAGCTCAGGACTACCCTATACTAAACTCTTTGTCTAGGTATCCTGATGGGGTTAATTTTAATGCTTTAGGTTCTCGTGTCATTAACGTAAAAGACCCCAAAGACCCTCAAGACGCAGTAACGAAGCACTACATGGAAAGCGTACAGAACGGTTTTGTAACGACCAATACAATCTTGGTACAGGAAGCAACGAAGCAAGCGTCCGCCGCAAAGACTTCTCAGGAAGCCGCTAAGACCTCGGAGACAAATGCTCATACTTCTGAAACCAACTCCGAAAGCTCTCATCAAAAGGCGAAGAAGTGGGCAGAAGCTACGGATTCTCCAGATGGTGAAGCGGATACGGATAGTACCACAGGGAAGACACAGAGTGCTAAAGAGTGGGCTTTGTATAGCAAAACGAAGGCGCAGGAAGCGGCAACGTCCGCAACGAACGCTAAGAGTTCTGAGACACACGCAAAGACTTCTGAAACCAATGCTAAATCCTCGGAAACAAAAGCGGCTACATCGGAAGCTAATGCAAAGACTTCTGAAACCAATGCTAAGTCCTCGGAAACAAAATCTAAGGATTCTGAAAATGCCGCTCGTGTGTCTGAGCAGAACGCCGCTGAAAGCGCAAGGGTAGCCACTGAGAACGCTATGGACTTCAATATGTTGAAGAGGAATAAAGCGTACTCCATAGGTGATATTGCATATTCCTCTTACTTACCTTCATGGGGAAGATTAGAATGTGTTAAAGCAGGCACAACAGCTACCTCTGTACCACCTGCCTTAGGTACTACACAGCTTGCAGGCCAATATATTACAGACGGAACAGCTATATTTATCATTGATGATGTAAGGGATGGCAACCGTGTGGGTGACATTGTTCTTAAGCCTACACTGAATGATGGATACATCAAGGCGAATGGAGCAACAGTAAAAGCTAGTGAATATCCTCGCTTACTTAAATTTGCTCAGGACAACAATCTTTGTGTGTCTGATAGTGAATGGAGCGCCAATAGTGCTACAAAGTACGTTTATGATGCAAGTGCAGATACTTTAAAGGTTCCTAATGCAATGGGGAGAGTCTTACAGGGAGGGGATGAACTAAGCACAAAGAGTGCAGGATTACCAAATATTACAGGTGCAGTAGTTCCTGGGGATACTGCATATGGCTGGGGCGCTGGTACTTCCGCTAGTGGTGCGTTCTCTGATTACACTACAGGGTTCTCACATCTAGGTATGGATGAGCAACATGTTAACCGTGGTAATGGGTTTACATTCGATGCTTCACGTTCTTCTAGTATCTATGGTAACTCTGATACCGTACAGCCCCCTGCATGTTGTCTGATTGCACAAATTAAATACTAAAGGAGAGTGAATACATGATGGAAGACACAAAAGTAGTATATACCTTTGACCTCTTAACAGGGGAGTATAAAGGCCCTAAGACACTTGATGTTACAGACCGTAGTCCTATCAGTGGTGCTTGGCAGATTCCTTGCAACATGGTAGAAATAACGCCCCCTGAAATTCCAGAAGACCACAAATGTATCTGGGATGGTGCGCAGTGGATTCTTAAAGAAGTTGAAAAACCGAAAGAATCTGAAATTACAGAAATATCACAGGTTCCAGAAAGCACAACACAGACACCTTCTTTATCTGAACGTATTGCAGTTCTTGAGGATGCTGTGAATACCTTAATGGAAGGGGTGACTACTACAAATGGCTAAATATTTGGCGTATCAGATTATCTTACATAAACTGATGTATAACAACATTATAGCAAGGTTCCCGAAGTACAAAGACGATATTGATAAGGTGCTTGATGGTATGGGCTGGATGATTGATGACAATGGGAACTGTGTAGGGAAGAAGACTGACTAAAAGGAAGATGAAAAATGAAACGAGGTACACTACACAAAATGATTAACACACTATGGAACTTATGGACAGCCACAGAGGTAAAGATTGGCTGTCTTTTTTCTATTGCTTGGTTGTGTTTCAATCAGCTTGTAGGTGGCGTGGATGAGCAGATTAATGCCCTGGTAGCCCTTGTAGCCTGTGATATTCTCACGGGCCTTTGGGCTTCCTTCAAACTTCATACCTTTGCAAGTTCGATTGCTACACGCGGCCTGTACAAAAAGGCCACTATGTTCCTTATCATTGGTCTGGGTGTCTTGCTTGATTCAGCAATGAACACTCACATGGTACGGACGTTATTCATTGGAGCCTTTGCAGTGGTAGAGGCCCTTAGTATTGTTGAAAACATTGATCGTGTTGGATATGGGCAGTACATCCCTAGTTTTATCAGAGGTGCGCTTGCTCAGATTGCAAAAGAGAAGAAGGTGGACAAATTAGATGACCAGTAAAGTAATTGACGTTTCCTATTATCAGCACAATATTGATTATGATGCCATAGTAGCCGCAGGGGTTCAAGGTGTTATCATCAAAATTTCCGAAGGGTGTTCCGAAGAAGACACATGGGTAAGACACGCAGAAGAATGTAAAGCTAGGGGTATCCCTTGGGGTGTCTATTGTTTCTCTCATGCACAGACACCCGAAAGAGCCAGGGAAGAAGCACAGACGGTCTTGGACTTGCTCGGTGATGATGTGCCGCCTATGGGCATTTGGTACGACTGCGAAGCTGATAAATGTTTTGCAGAAGGGGTAGACACCACAGCCCTTTGCTCCGCTTTTATTGTCACTTGTAATGAAGCAGGATACAGTGCAGGTATTTACACTTCCTCGCTGAAATGTACAGATTATATGACAAACTCTATTCGGCCTCACTTGCTGGCTGATTATGTACCATATTGGATTGCAGATTACCGTGGGTACAACGGGTTTGCTCAGACTTACCCCGATAAACGTGTAGCAGGCTGGCAGTGGAGCGATAGTGAGTATATCGGGGGCACAAATGTGGATATGAACGAATGGTATGAGGAGCTGAATTAGATATGTTTGATAATATTCGCAAAGAAATATGTAAAAAGATTAATGAGATGGATGATGACGCCTTGCTACATTATATGGCACATTTGGCTGTAGCAGATGTGGAAGTTTTAGACAAATTTATTGATTTTGATGTGCTGAAAGCATATGCGGAGGCACTTGAAGAAGACTTAAAAGATGGAGGGGAAGATGTTAAATGACCAACAGAATAAAAAAGCTCTGCTTGTGTCTTTCGCTCTTGGTGTGCTTTTGTGTCTTTCCCTCTGTGTCTACTTCTACAGTTCATGCACAGAAAGTAGAAATGTCAATCGAACAATTCAACAGCTTACGACAGATGGTGACAGAGCTACAGAAGCAGTCAACAGCGCAGAAACAGGACTCTCAGAAGCTCAAGACACAGCTAACAGAATCTCAGAAAGAGCTGACGAAAGCACAAGTGTACTTGACCGACTACAAGCAGAACTTAACAGAATTGCAGAAGCAAACGGACTCACTGAATAAGTCGGTGAAGAGGATGGAAAGACAGCGTGATTTGGCTTGGGTCGTTGCAGGTGGCTTGCTGATTTGGGGGTGTACACGATAATATGGAAGATATAAATAGAAAGGATGCTTTATGGAAAGCTATACGTGAAAAATGTCTCGATTGCTGTGCTGGTTCAATAAAAGAAGTAGATAAATGTACACTTAAAAGATGTGCCTTATATCCTTATAGATATGGCATGTCTGAGAAAAGATACTTACAGAATCGTGAAAAATTGAAAAAGTAGCAGACCGTTTCCGTGATTTTTTGTGTATGACTCCCTGTAGGTGTATTTACCTATGGGGAGTTTTATTTTTCGTAATTCGAGAAAGGATGATGGTAGTATGAGTAAAATCAATCCGAAACTGCTGGATATTCTGGCAGAAGAAGAGGTAAACGCCTTGATTGAGGGTATTCAGGATGAAGACTTGAGACACAGCCCTCAGTTCTTGGCAAAAGTCAGACAGTTCTTGAAAGACAATGAGTTAAAGACAACACCTGAAACAACAACTCCTTTGGTGACTATGGTTACGAAAGAACTTCCTGACTTCTTGGACGATGAAGATGAAGGAGGTGCTGTGAAGGGTGCAAGTTCAATGGACAGCAGAGCAAATTGAAGCGGCTAAGAAAGACTTCAGGAAGTTCCTGTTTATTCTCTGGTATGAAATCGCTCTTCCTGAACCAACAGACATACAGTATGCAATCGCAACTCTTCTTATGAAATGCCCTGAGAAGAGATACATTATTGAAGGGTTCCGTGGGGTAGCTAAGTCCTTCATCACTTGTGCTTATGTTGTGTGGTCACTTTGGAATGACCCTCAACTGAAGTGTCTCATTATCTCTGCAAGTAAAGACAGAGCAGATGCAAACGCAGTGTTTATCCGAAAGATAATCTACTTACTAGACTTTTTGTCTCATCTAAAACCTCGTGACGGACAGCGTAACACACAGAACCTTTTTGATGTTGGGGAAGCCGTAGCGGATATTTCCCCCTCTGTAAAGTCTGTTGGTATTACGGGTCAGATAACAGGGAGCCGTGCAGACATATTGATCGCCGATGACGTGGAGATACCCAACAACTCCAGCACACAGACACGGAGAGACAAGCTGTTTGAGGATGTAAAGGAATTTGACGCTATTATCAAGCCGGGGGATAGAAGTAAGGTTATATACCTCGGTACTCCACAGAACGAAATGTCGCTGTACAATGAGCTTCAGAATCGTGGGTATTCCTGCTATATTTTTCCATTGGTATACCCTGAGACACCTGAAGAACGTGAGTATTACGGGGACAAATTAGCTCCTTTTATTGCTATCCCTTACGACAAAAACCCCACGCTGTACGCAGGAAAGCCGACTGACCCTCGCAGATTCCCTGAAGAAGAAATCGAGGAACGTAGGCTCTCCTATGGTAAAGCAGGGTTTTCTTTGCAGTTCAAACTGAATACTAACTTGTCTGACTACGAAAAATACCCCCTGAAGACACAGGACTTGATAGTGTCTAATGTGGATATGGATGAAACTTCTTTGAAGTGGTCTTGGTCAAGTGGTTATGAGTATCGCCTGAACGACCTTCCCTGTGTCGCCATTAAGGGTGACTTTTTCTACCGTGAGCATAGTAGAAGCAAGGAGACAGCTAAGTATACAGGGTGTGTTATGGCTATAGACCCATCGGGTAGGGGTAAAATACGTCCTTGCTCCTACGTTAAAAAATGCGTTTAATTGCTGGGAACTCTTTCTAAGACAATCAGCAGCGAAGTCCTTTTATAGGAAACGTTCAACGACTATTAGTACACCGCAATGGTTCGGTGGAAACAGCGCACTATCTTTTGATAGAAGATATAGTCTGAACACTATAGCAATATAGTGAGGTACCCTAACGAAGTACCGTAACACTAAAAAGAAAAGAGAGTGATATTATTGTTTAGAGAAAAAACAAGATTATATAAAGTGTACCATATTCATGAAGTAGGAAACAGAAATATACAGGAAGGTTATGTGGGTATTACTCGCCGTAGTCTTTCCTATCGTCTTAGTCAGCATATGTGTAGTAAGAGACCTGTTGGCACAATTCTAAGACAACTGGGTAAGGATAATATTCAAATTGATTTAATTGCTATGTTACCAAAAGAAGAAGCATTAGCAATGGAATATAATCTACGCCCTAAAATGAATATGGGGTGGAACTCAATGGCAGGTGGAAACAGAAAAACAGTTCGTTGTCCTATTTGTGGTAAATATTTACCAAAACGCAAGTCAGGGACAGTATGTGGTGACTGTCATCCTACTACTTTTCAAAAAGGTAATGTTCCTCATAATTATGGACAGGGTGAAAAATTCAGACTCATTGCACCTGATGGTACGATATATGAGCCTTTTTCTTTTGCTGTTTTTTGCAGAGAGCATAATCTTTCACCCCAAAATTTACGTCTAGTGGCTAAAGGAAAACGACATCACTCAAAGGGTTGGAAAGCAGAACGAATAGGCTGATTGAAGGACGAAACGGCCTACGCTATCGTGAAGTACCTGAATGGGTATCTTTTTGTAGTAGAAGTGGGGGGCTTTCAGGACGGTTACTCAGATTCCGTGTTGACACAGCTGGCTAACAAGGCTAAAATCCATGGAGTTAATGAGATTGTAGTAGAAGCAAACTTTGGTGACGGTATGTTCACCCAGCTGTTCAAGCCTATCCTAACGAGTATTTATCCCTGTGCGGTTCAGGAAGTGAAGAACACAGTACAGAAGGAAGCTCGTATTATAGACACCTTAGAGCCTGTTATGATGAGACACAAGATTATCATGGCTGAAACAGTTATTCGAGATGACTACAGCGTGTACGAGGAAAAGGGACAGAAATATTCGCTGATTTACCAGATGACCCGTCTAAGTAGAGATAGGGGTTCCTTGGCACACGATGACCGCTTAGATGCCCTGACTATGGCTGTGTCTTACTGGTTAGATGTCATGGATAGAGATTACCAGACTGGACTGGATGAGCAGTTAGAAGAGTTTCTGGAGACAGCTCTGGATGAAGATAGAGGGCTGTTCTCTATGATGTATGGAGTAGAAGAAGATGTAGGTAGTAATAGGAACATTATGAAGAAGAAATGGTAATTGTCACACATATATACAAAGTCGTTAATTGTCACACATACAGAAGGAAGGCAGAGGAAAACTAAAGTATATCTAAGTATTTCCTCTGTTCCTCTAGTATTCCTTAGTATTCCTTAGTATTACAGTTGGGAGTCCTTTAGTATCCTAAAGAACACCGAACCTTAGGAACTCAAAGGGGACACAACTGGAACCCTAAGAGAACTCTAAGGGAACTCCATAGGAACTAACTAAGGAACAGCACCAACAACTACTCCTTATATAAAACAGTAAGGAATCACTCAGTATTACAGTTAGGAGTCCTTTAGTGTTCTGAAGGAATCCTTCAGTATTACAGTTAGGTGTTACAAAGTAAAAACACTTCCTTTTCTACTTTCCTCCTTATACTTATCTTTTCCCATGTGTTTACTAGGGTTATTCTCCGTGGATAGCCCTAGAAAACCCTAAAAGTAAAATCATAGAAAAATTTATGAGCACATACATGAATGAACAGCACACAGCAGTTCCCCCGTATACCCCTGTATTCTTTCGTATCCCTGAATATTCTCATTACTCAATATTTCCACTGCGAACTATTCGGTATCCTAAGGCTTCCTACTGTGAACTGTTTGTATTCCTAACTGTTCCTACTTCTAACTTCTTTAACTACTAACTGTTTGTATTCCTAACTGTTCCTACTTCTAACTTCTTTAACTACTAACTGTGTCTACCTCCAACTGTTTGTCTTACCTATATTTTTTCTATAGTATACCTAATGTGTACTGTTTGTATTCCCTAAGGTTTGTACGCCTAACTGTTTGTCTTACCTATATTTTTTAGAACATTCGTTCTATCATACTATTCCTATTGTGTACTATTGGTATTCCATACTATTCTTATGGTGTACTATTGGTATTCCATAATATTCCTCAGATGTACTATTGGTATTCCACAAGGTTATACTTTTAGAACATCTGTTCGTTTTTTCTTACCTATTGGGTACTGTTTGGGATACGAAGGGTTCTTATTGGTAACTATTGGGTATGGGGAGTATTCCCAAAGTGCATAATAGAGTAAATTATATATCTGCATGTTACACTCCGGAATACCACTCATAACTCCAATGCATAATAACCTATGGGAATACCATATATAACCGCTGGTAATTCCTATAACAAACTATTGGTATTGGTGTAAAACATATTGTTATCTATATATACTATTATAGAGAACCATTGAAAAAAGTTTGAAATACCTATTGACAAATGGAGTAATACACGGTATCATATAGTCAACGAAAGGGAAAGCACTTAAAGGAAATTCAAAAAGGTGCTTGACAAACGTTGAGGAACATGGTAACATGTAGACAAAGGAAAGGAATGAAAGCAACATGAAAAGAATAGAACTGTATAAGGCTTTAAACGGTAAGAGAGTCGCATGTATGGCAAAAACTCGGCTGTTTAAAGAAGTGGGTGTCTTTAAAAGTGGGCGCATGTGCTTCACGGTAACTCACTTTGAACCGTTAGAACGAATGGAATACACAGCAACGACTTACTATCTCCACAAAGGTGATGTTATCGAGGATAAAGGTGAATATATCCTCATCCGTGGGAATGGTGATAGGTGCATCCGTATCTATCATGACTAGTGTCGAAACAAGGGGACTAGCTCCCTTTGTCTAGGTAAGGCTGGCTACCTGCCTACTGATGAGACAAGCCTAGTGAAAAGAAGGGAGATTTTACTATGACAATGACAAGAGAACAAGCAATCCGTAACTATGTTGAACACTTAATCGGGGACGACCTTGCTTACTTGCTTCGGGACATGAACGCGTATGATGGATGTTTTGAAGACTCTATCTATTATGACATGGACGAATTTGATGAACTTCTAGACGGTTACACACCTCTGGAAATTGCACAAATGATGTGGTTCGGGGAATTTGACCCCAACGACGACTACTTCCGTTTCAATGCCTACGGCAATCTAGAATCTGGGGATTGTCGTGATGTAGTCGCAGAGGCAGAGGACTTAAAAGACGACATTATCGACCACCTCACACACTACTACAGCGGTGATACACCTTGGCCAGACTTAGACGCCCTTGTAGACGCTGGAGACGACGTACTTTTCAATGAAGATTATGAAGAAGTCGACGAAGGAGAAGAAGACCATTAGCGGGTTTAACAGAGTACCCTAGGGTTCTCTCTAGGGTATTCGATTAAGTCCACTAGTGACTTAGTTAATTAAAGAAGGGAGTGTCTAGTATGAAATTTTATGAATTAGCACAAGACGTTCAGGAAAAATTGGTCAATCGCCAAAGGGACTATGTCACCTCTTGCATGGACTGGCTAGAAGATTTGTTTCCCTTGATTAATGACAGGGTAAATGAAGAATACGGACGTATCTTTACCGAACCATTCGACGCCCTCATGAACATTCAAGAATTTGAATGGCCTAACAATCTCGTATGGTCTCCTACTTACACTGAATTAGACCTAGCAGTTTTTTCAGAAGCATTGGGGGTTTTTGTCCCTAGCGATAATGCAAGGCTAGAAGTGTCTCCCAATGGTCGTGTGTGGCTATTTTTCGGGGAATATCAAGCGGACTCAAGTTGGAGAGAGTTCGAGGACGCTTGCACGAAATTGTTAGAAGAAGTCAAAGAACTAATTCTTGACATTGTGTCTGAATACTATGGAGAGGCCACAAGCACGGCTTACATAGAATCACAGTTGTGGAATGAGGAGTTCAAGCCTAACGGGAGTTTTGCATGGGAACCTCCTGTATTAACAGATGGTGAACTAGCCAGCTGGCTCTTCTTACAAGGTACGACGGAGACCACCACGGGTAATTGGATTTTCACGCTGGAAGACCTAGACGGGCGTACACCCGCACAGGCCTTAGATATCCTGTATGACTATGGATATCAAGCGGAAATTCTGGACGCTGAATGTACAGACGATACCCTAGACATTATCTTTGCACTCGACGTATGTCCCAATGCTGAATACTAGAGATTTAACAGAGGATACTAGCTATCCTTAGTATCCTCGATTAAGTCCCTAGAGGACTAGTAGAAAAGGGAGGAATTACCATGAGAAAAACAATGTCGGAAATGCAATTAGATTTTTGTCTCGATGTCTATGCACAAGTACAAGAAGTGTTATTCTTACGTACTCAGTTCGCTGAAGACAGAGAAGTTATTTTCCAACTCAACCAGCGGACGAGGAGTCTAGGTCGGTGTTACTTGTATGATTCTGATCTTGCGCGCATTGAAATTAGCGAATACGCCTTAGACACGGACACGGGTATGCCTTTCATGGAAACATTAGTACACGAATGTATTCATGCTTGCCTTCCCATGTATGAACATCATGGGAGTAAGTTCAAACAGGCTTGTGTCGTATGTGGGGAACACTTTGGGCTTACTTTGTCTCGCTTAGCTTCCCCTAGTGTCACTAAGGAATTTGTCGCAAACCAGCCTAAGGGCAAGTATGAAGTAGTGTGGGAAGATGGCCAATATAACTGCTACAAGACAAAAAGAGCATGGGTAGTCAAGGACTTGTTAGCGCATGGCGGTTCTCGTGTCTACAAACTAACGACAGGGGAAACCATGAGAGCCAACTTGATTGTAAGGGACTAGGAGGTGACACACGCAATGAGTTACTACGCATACGTAGGAAGACCATGCCAGTTAGAGGCAGAAATAGAAAATCTTCAGAGTCAAGGCTATTGTCTTTTCAGCCGCTTCACAGGCTCAGAAGGTGGCCGCAAGGTAAAGCAGGAGTTAGCTAAGGTTCAGCAGGCCTTCCCCAACAGACACTATGTCATTATCAAGGGAGGCAAGACCCATAAGAATACGTACAAACAAGCCTTGCTATTCAAGTAGGAGGAGTAGCAGGTAGCTGAACATAGAAAAAGTTACCTGCTACCAAACAGATGTTCTGTTAATTGTCACACATAGGAGAGAGGAGAGATTAAAATGATGACATTAGAACAACAGTTAGAACTTGAAAAGATGTACAAAGGTTTAGCAGAAAACCGTGCTTTGCAAATGCTGAATAAGGCAAAAGCTGACGGAGCCTATGAACGGACTCGTGTCGGTCAGGGTATCATGAACCACCTAGCAGAAACGTACTCCGCAAATGTACAAGCGTTCGTAGAAGATTGCGTAAAACCGAAACGTGGGGTACAACCTGCCTACGCTAAAATCGTCAAGGACTATGTACTCGCATTACAAGGTGACACGGAAAAATTGGCTAGGCTTTGCGCTACGTTGTCTTTGAAAATTACTATTAGTGCTATGGTGAGGCGTTCCCTCACTGCCAATAATATCGGTGGTGCAATCGGCCTTGAATTAGAGCCAGAAGTAGAAGCAATGGCATTTTTTGAAGACAAAGAAAACAAGCGTTTTGACCGGAGCCTCAAAGAGCGTGTCAATTTCTCGTACCGTCGGAATTTCATGGAGCATGTCTATAAGGGTGTAGGCTTTACGTTCACCAAACATACCGCAAAGGAACGAACCACACTGGGTATGCAATTACTTGCGGTACTCGTGGAAACAACGGACTTCTTTGTCTTTCAAGAAGTGTCTGAGGAAGGCAAGACACAGCCCTTACAAGTTCTCCCCACGGACATCTTTTTACAGGCTATCGCTAAGGCAGAGGACAAGAGTGTGGGTCAGGCTATCACGTATGTACCGACTATTATTCCTCCGAAACCATGGACTAGCATGTGGGACGGGGGTTACTATGGGGCTTTGTCTCAGAATAAAACCTTAATGCGTTACATCCCCTACGCAAGGTCTTCACAGACACGCAAGTTATATACTAGTAGACTCAATGAACTTGATTTGTCTAGTTTGTACTCAGCTGTCAATGCGATTCAAGCAACGGCCTATAGAATCAACAAACCTGTCTTAGAAGTAATCAAGCACTACTTGAGTGTTGGTGGTGGGGTAGCAGGACTAGCAGAGACAAAACCTCTCGAACAACTCCCACGCTTCCCTCATGCTTACGATGAAATTAAGGAAAATGAAGAGCTACTCAAGCAGTTCAAAGCGCACAAAAAGAAAATGGTAGAAGTCATTCATAAGGAAAACCAGCGCAAAGGGAAGGCCCTGAGAGCCGTAATGATTCTCAGAGTAGCTGAGGACTTTGCAAAGTATGACAAAATCTGGTTCCCTATGAACATAGACTTTCGGGGCCGTGTCTATCCGATTCCGACTGGCCTCAACCCTCAAGGGGACGACATGACAAAGGCATTGCTACAGTATGCTGACCCTGTACCCGTGTCTGCTGAAGACGCTCACGACGCCCTCAAGTGGCTGTCAATTCATGGGGCAGGGCTGGCAGGTCATGACAAAATTCCTCTGGAAGACCGTGTGACATGGGTAGAGGAAAACAAGCAGAACATTTTGTCTAGTGCTGAAAATCCATTGGACTTTACTTGGTGGCAAGAACAAGACAAGCCGTGGCAGTTTTTAGCATGGACGATGGAATACAAGAGAGCTTTAGAATACTTAGACACACATAAGACCCTAGCAGGTTTTGACTGCCGTTGTACAATCGCATATGACGGTACATGCTCAGGTCTTCAGCACTACAGCTGTCTTCTCCGTGACCCTGTTGGTGGCTCCTCTGTCAACTTGATTGATCATGACAAGCCAGCAGATATTTATAGAGAAGTTTCCGATAAGGTCTTGACAATGGTTAAGAAAGATGCTATAGAAGGAACCTTAAAAGGAAAACAGCGTAAGGATGGTACATTTGGGCCGGGAACGAAGCAGTTGGCGGAAGCGTGGCTCGCTCATGGTATCAATCGCAAAGTATGCAAGCGTCCTGTCATGACCCTAGCTTACGGAAGTGGGCAGTATGGTTTTGCTGACCAGGTTTATGAAGACACTGTGGCGGACAATCCTTGCTTTGCTGGTGTCGGTGAAAGACAAGCGGCTCAGTACCTCGCAAAGTTAATTTGGAAGGCAGTACAGACGACAGTCGTTGCCGCCATTGAAGGTATGGAATGTCTAAAGAAGATTGCCGCGGCTCTTGCAAAAGCGGATATGCCTGTCGAATGGGTGACGCCTATGGGTCTGCCAATTCAGCAGATGTACCTAGCACGGAAAACGGAGTCGTTCCAATTACGCCTTGGTAACTCCTCCACACGCTATCGTATCTATGTAACGACAGTAAGTGAGAACGAAGACGTAGACAGACACAAGCAAGCTACAGGTGTCGCTCCGAACTTCATCCACTCCCTAGATGCTACACACCTCATGATGAGTATTAATGAAGCAAGTAGACAAGGGTGTGTGAACTTCAGTACCGTACATGACTCGTTTGGGACTTCCCTCGGTGAAGCGGCTCGATTGCGGCGTATTATTAGACAAGAGTTAGTCAAGCTGTACACTGAGCATGACCCCTTAGCTGAGTTCTTGAGACACGCTGAAGAGCTGTTAGGGGAACCATTAGACATTGAACTCCCTGAAAAGGGTTCGTTAGACATCAACTGTATCTTAGATAGTAAGTTCGTTTTTCACTAATGCGGCTAGAGAAGGAAGTAAGTAGAGACAAAGGTCTTTCCTACTTCCTTCTTCTTTTGTCTACTATAAAGAACACTTGTTTGGTTAATTGTCACACATACAGAGGAACCCCTAAGTATTCCTAAGTAACTAAAGGAAG